GTCCCCGCGCCCTTCGGCTTCCGCTCCGCTTATATCCCGGAAATCGGGTAATCTGGCAATCTGAAAATCTGGCTAAGGGGCGGCCCGCCAAAGCCGCCCCTTTACCACAGTAAGGAGAAACAACATGGACAACCTACAGCTCCGGCAGCGGATCGTCCGCTCCATGATCCGGGTGGGCGAGCGCACCAATAACATGCGAAAGCCGGAAAAATTCGAGTACCGCAAGCACATGACCGCCGCTTTTATGGACATGCTGGAGCTCTGCATTGAGGCGAACCGGGCCAGAGGCCAACGCCGGGTGGAGCTCCAGAACAAAATGGACACGAAGCTGGACGTGCTGCGCTCCCTCGTAGATACCGCAGTTTCACCGGAGGATCGCCTGATCTCTCCGGGACTCCATGAGGTATGGAGCAAGGAACTGAACGAAATCGGGCGTATGCTGGGCGGCTGGAAAAAGTCGAACGAGTAACACGCCCGTGGGGAATGTGTCGTAATAAAAGGGGGCGCTGCGTGTATCGCGGGGGCAACTGGAACAACGGCACGAACGCAGGCGTGTTCTACCTCAACGGCAACAACTCCCGCTCCAACGTCAACACGAACATCGGCTTCCGCTCCGCTCTTGCCTTGTTTGCTTATGTCCTGCGGGCTACGGCCTTGCAGGAGCACAAAGGCAAAAGGGACGCATTTCCCGGCCGACAAGGCCAAAGATGAACGCTCGTGCAGTTTGCCGGTAAAGTGACCGGGAACGGCGGGCAAACCGCGCAGGCTGGCCGTTCCTGCTTTATGCGGGTGAAGGGCGGCCGCGATCCTGCGGCGTGGCGGCCGTAGGGGGACGGCCGTTTCAAGGAGTGTCACACGCGGGCCTTTTTATAAAAACATGGAAGGAGTGACGGCTATCAAAGAAGCGGAAAAGCCTTCCCTTCTGGAACGTATATACTCGTGGGAAAATCTGCTGAACGCATACCACGAAGCAGCGAGCGAGAAATGGTACCGCAGCGACGTGCTGGCCTTCTCTGCGAGGCTGGAGGAAAATCTGATTGAAATACAAAACTCCCTGATCTGGCGCACTTACAAGGTGGGCCGATACCGGGAGTTTTATGTCTCGGAGCCAAAGCGCCGCCTTATTATGGCGCTGAGCTTCCCGGATCGCGTCGTGCAGTGGGCTGTATATCTCCAAGTCAACAAAGAGCTCGACAATGGCATGATCTACCATAGTTACGGTTGCCGGGTGGGAAAAGGCACAACAAGGGCGGCCGACCGGCTGCAATACTGGGCGACACTCGTTGACCGTAAGCCGGGGCCGAGCTGGCACTACTTAAAACTGGATATTTCAAAGTATTTTTACCGGGTAGACCATAAGGTTTTACTCGGTATTTTGCGGCGCAAATACCCGGACGAGGACGGCTTTCTCTGGCTCATGGAGACGATCATCAACTGCGACCACACGCCCTTCGGGCTTCCTCCGGGAAAGACGGCCGACGAGGTGCCGCCTTCGGAGCGGCTCTTTGAGGTGGGTATGCCGATCGGGAACCTCACCAGCCAGCTGCTTGCGAACGTCTGCCTTAACGAGCTGGATCAGTATATCAAGCACGAGCTGAAAGCGCATTTTTACGAACGCTACATGGACGACATGGCGCTGCTGCACCCATACGCCGCAGTGCTGAACGTGTGGCAGGTGAAGATCGAGGGCTACCTCAACAATGAGCTACACCTCGAACTTAACGGCAAGACAACGATCGGACTCGTAAAGCGCGGGATCACCTTTGTAGGCTGCCGGATCTTCCCCGGCTACCGAAAGCCGACAAAGCAGAGCGTCAAGAAAATGAAGGCGCGTATGCGGTATATCGCCAAGGAATACGAGGCAGGACTGATTGACTTCGACGCAGTGGACGCCACCATGCAGAGCTACTTCGGTATGCTGAGCCACTGCTCCACCCACGGGCTCCAGAAGTGGATCACAAACAATATAGTTTTCAAACGAAAAGAACCGGCCGCAGAGGCCAAGGAGGTGAACCTATGGACGTAACCGCAATAATCATAGCCGCGAGCATACCCTCGGCCATAACTGGCTTTTGCTTCTGGCTTATTGAGAGGAACATCAAGAAACAGGACAAAAAGAGGGAGACCGAGGAAGAAGCTCGGCGCGAGGACATGGAGAGGCGCGAAAACTTACGGCAGCAACAAGAGTTTTACCTCGTCCAAGGCGTAAATGCTGCGATCGCGCTCGGCGAGGCTACGGCCAAAGCGGTGCAGCGGATCCCTGACGCTCACTGCAACGGAGACATGCACGCGGCGCTGGAGTATGCCTCGAAAGTCAAACACGCACAAAAGGACTTTCTGGCTAAACAGGGGATCAATTCCATTTACGAATAGGAGGCGACAACCATGTGCGAGGAATACACCGGGCCGGACGCCGTTGTGGATCCGGCGGATCCAGATCCACAACTCCAGCAACTGGCCGAAGAAAACAAAAAGCTCCGGGAGCAGATCCAGCAAATGCGAGCTGCCGCTGCAGCAAAAAAGAAGGTTGAGTTTTCAAAGCTCATTTTTCTGGGCGTGAGTATCTCCACCACAGCGATCACCGTCTTTTCCTGCCGCATGATCTGGATCACCATGGACCCCTCCGCGCTTGCCTATCTGATCCCGGCGGTATTTGCAGAAATGGCCTCGGCGACCGGCTTCTATTACACCAAGGCAAAGGCAGAAAACAAGATCAAGCTCATGGCTCTGAATGGCGTCAAACCGGAGCCGTCGAACTTTGAAACCTATTGACGGAAGGAGGAACACATGGGACTGACAGGAAAAAACAACGAGGAAAAGGCGTGGAACTTCCTCAAAAGCAAGATCGCGAACGACTTCGGCGTCGCTGGCCTTATGGGGAACTTATACGCCGAGAGCGGGATCAGCCCGCAGAACCTCCAGAACTCCTACGAGAAAAAGCTCGGTTTCACGGACGCCACATACACCGCAGCCGTAGACTCCGGGAGCTATGCCAATTTTGTGCATGACTCCGCGGGCTACGGCGTTGCACAGTGGACGTTCTGGAGCCGGAAGGAGGCGCTGCTCAACTATGTGAAGGCGCTCGGAGCTTCGATCGGGGATCTGGAGGCGCAGCTCGGATTTTTGTACAAAGAGCTGAGCGAAAGCTACCCCTCCGTGCTGGCTGCGCTAAAAACAGCCACCAGCGTGAGGGCTGCAAGTGACAAGGTACTGACCGACTTTGAAAGACCGGCCGATCAGTCCGAAACGGTAAAAATCAAACGGGCGAGCTACGGTCAAAAGTATTATGACAAATACACAAAAGCCGGAGCCACTACACCCTCAGAAGGAGGCAATAACATGAACGACAGACAGAACTTCGTGAACACGGCGGCTTCCTATATCGGGAGCCACAAGAAAATCATTGATATTTACAATGAACACACTCCGCTCGCCAGAGGTTACAAGGTAAAATATACGGACGCATGGTGCGCCACCTTCGTGTCGGCTATGGCGATCAAGTGCGGGCTGACAGACATTATTCCAACCGAGTGCGGGTGCGGACAGATGATTGCACTTTTCCAGAAACTCGGAGAGTGGCAGGAGAATGACGCATACACGCCGCAACCCGGAGACGTCGTTTTCTACGACTGGGACGACTCCGGCAGCGGAGACAATACCGGCTGGCCCGATCATGTCGGCATTGTGGAAACGATCAGCGGCTCCACCTTCAAAGTGATCGAGGGGAACATGAGCAACGCCGTGGGACGCCGCACAATGACGGTAAACGGAAAGAATATCCGCGGCTATGGCGTGCCGAAATTCACCGGAAGCTCCACAACCTCCGGCGGATCGTCCTCCGGATCCTCCAGCTCTGGATCTGGGGAGACGGTTCACACCGTCGTGTATGGTGACACGCTCACGAAAATAGCGCAGAAATACGGGACAACCGTTCAGGCACTCGCTGATTATAACAATATTTCAAACCCGAACAAGATCAACGTCGGGCAGAAAATTAAGATACCAACGAGCGCCGGATCCTATGAGGTGGGCGACATTGTGAATTTCACGGGGACGAAACACTACACTAATGCAAACGCGGCGACTGGCCCTTCCTGCAAGCCCGGAAAAGCAAAAATCACGGCAATCAGCAAGAACGCCAAACACCCCTACCACCTGATCGCGGTCAGCGGATCCGGATCTACTGTTTACGGCTGGGTAGACGCTGCCGACATTGGAGCGGGCAGCTCCAGCGGCTCCAGCTCCGCGATCGCAGTCGGAGACATTGTCCAGTTTGCAGGCGGCCCACACTATAGCAGCGCGGCGGCGACAAAATCGTCCGGCAGCCCGAAGGCTGGCCCGGCAAAAGTAACGGCGATCAGCAAAAACGCCAAACACCCCTATCACATCATTCACACTACCAGCGCCTCCACTGTTTACGGCTGGGTGGACGCCGACAAAGTATCAAAATGATTGAGGGACTTTTTAACCTGATCCCCTTTGTCATTCTCGTAACTTTAACAATTTTATGGATACGGGCACTTGTGAAATGGGACGGGATCCGTCACTGCGACGAGCAGTGCGACTCCTGCCCGTTTCCACCGTGCCGAAAAGGAGGAAAAAATGACAGAAACCATGCAGCAGATCGCTGACGCCCTCATACCGATCCTTTGCCTGCTCATTACAGCAGGCGGCGGCTATCTGGTGGCACTTCTACGCCGCCAGACTCAGCAGATCGAGAAAGATCTGAACAGCGAGACGGCCTCGAAATATATCGAACTGGCAACAGACGCCGTGGAGCAGGCCGTGACATATACAGCCCAGACCTTCGTTGACGCTCTGAAAGCCGAGGGAGCATTTACAAAAGAGAAACAGCTGGAAGCATTTCAGAAGGCGAGGGACAAGGTGCTGGAAATCCTCGGAGACACTACCGTGGCCGCTCTGGGCGAGATTTACGGAGACTTCGACGTGTGGCTCGACACCAAGATCGAGCAGGTATGCCGGGACATTAAAGTGCCGGAGGTTGAAAAGCCAGCCACTACCACAGCGGCAGCGACGGCAGCAAGCGTAGCGAGCACGATCGCCACCACGGCAGTGCAGCAGATTGCAGCCGAAGCAACACCGGCAAGCGATCCGGTAGAAACCGAAGAAAAAACGGAATAATAGCGGGGAAAACCCGCACAACGAGAAAGCCCGGCGGGAGAAATCCTGCCGGGCATTTTTTCTATTATTCAACAGTCTGACCGATAGCTTCGAGCGACTCCCGGATCTGGCTGAGGTTTTCCTGCGTGGCGTCGTCCTCCACGCTCTCGGCTCCCCGGTAAACATATTTAACGGCCTGCTCCAAGTCCATGCCAAGCTCCGCATAATCCCCCGCGGCCTCGTCGTTTTGGTAGGCGTATTCAAGCCAGTAACCGTAAGAAATGGCCTGCTCCATTGTTTCGTTATCTGCGTAAAAATCAGGATAATGCTCTACAATGAAGGTCACGGCCTCGTCTCGTTTCGCGTCTGAAACTCCGTTTTCCTCAATATCCTGCTTTGCAGCCAAGGCCAGAGCGTCCACCTTTGCGCTTGTGTTTGCTTCCGGCTCCGCTTTGGCTTCCGTTTCACTCACTGCCTCAGTGACAGGATCCTGAGTCTCCGGGGCCTCTGAGGTAGCCCGCGTTCCCGTAGTCTGCGGCTGCTGCGTTTCGGTATTCCCTCCGACCGCCGCCGCAATCAAAACGACCGCTACAACCGCAATAATGATCCACTTCTTTTTGCCCCGTGGGGCCTCTGCCTGCTTCTGATCTGCGTCCTTTTTCCGCATAATGTTTTTACCTCCTGCACATGCTCGAAATTAGCGTTTTTTCGCCTTTAGTCATGTTTGGGATAATTATAACGGGCGAAGCATGGTAATGTCAATATGCGTTCTACCTATCTTTGGCATAAGAAGGAGGCACTGAAAAAGTGAAAATTTACAAGCACAAAGACGGCAGGTGCAACGCTTCGGGGCCTCAAATAAAGGCGCTGCTCGAGGCTGCGGGACTCTCTCAGGAGCAGCTCGCGGCAAAAGTACAGCTTGCCGGACTAAACTTGAACCAGAAAGCGATCAGCAGGATAGAAACCGGCGATCGAGTAGTCCCTGACTACGAACTTATATTTTTCTCTGAGGTGCTGGACGTGCCGATCGAGCAGCTACTCAGTGCGGAAGAATAAAGGCGGGAAACCGTCTTTTTTTCTTATGCTAAAAAACAAAAACTCACTTGACAACACGCTAATAATGGCGTATTATATAAACACGCCAATAAAGGCGTGTAAGGAGGTAAGACATGGAGATTAAGGAAATAAGAAAGCAGAGAGGACTCACGCAGAAACAGCTCGCTGAGCAGATCGGCGTCAGCCCTCGGTGGGTGCAAAAGCTGGAAGCTGGAGAGATAAAACTGGAAAATATCACATTTATAAACGCAATCAAACTGATCCGGGCATTGACTCCATACGACGACGAAAAACAGATTGCGAGGGATCTATATTTCATAGCCCGGCGCATGTTAAGAGAGAACGCATAAGGGAAACACACACGGGGAGTGGCTGCGGCCGCTCCCTTATTTTTGTTTAGGGAGGAAAAAAGGACATGGCGCGACGCTTCAAACATTTAACAAAAACCGATCGGCTGCGTATGGAGCAGCAACTCAAAGACGGAAAGGAGCCGAAAGAGATCGCAGAGAGCCTTGGCGTTCATGTCTCGACCATTTACCGGGAGAAAAAACGCGGACAGTATGAGCACCGTAATAGTGACTGGACGACGGAAATCCGATACAGCCCAGACATAGCCCACAATCGGTACCGGGAGAACCTGAAAGCCAAGGGGCCGGAGCTGAAACTGGGGAAGGATCGCAAGCTCGCCGAATATATCGAGCACAAGATCGCTGACGAGCAATACAGCCCCGCGGCGGTGCTGGGAAGGATCAAGGCGAAAGGCTTAAAATTCAACACTACGATCTCGGTAAACACTCTTTACAGCTACATAGAAAAAGGCGTATTTCTCCGGATCACAAACAAAGATCTCCCGGTAAAAGGAAGCCGTAAACGAGAATACCGGCATACAAAAGCCCAGTCCAGAGCGCCAAAAGGCGAAAGCATAGAGAAACGCCCGGAAGAAATCAATAGCCGGGAAACCTTCGGCCACTGGGAAATGGACTGCGTGGAAAGCGCCAAGGGCTGCACCACAACGCTGCTCGTATTAACCGAGCGGCTCAGCCGCCGGGAAATCACACGGAGAATGGAAGCAAAGAAAGCGGAGAATGTCGTGGCCGAGCTGGACGCGCTGGAAAAGAGATACGGCGAGCTTTTCCCTCTGATCTTCAAAAGCATAACGGTAGACAACGGATCGGAGTTTGCAAACTGTGAAGGAATGGAACGGAGCAGCCTCCGCGAAGGCGAGAAAAGGACAAAGTTATACTACTGTCACCCGTATAGTGCATACGAACGCGGCAGCAACGAAAACCAGAACAAGCTCGTGCGCCGCCATGCTCCGAAGGGATCAAGCTTCGAGGACATGACGGACGAGAGAGCCGACTATATAGAAGGCTGGATGAACGACTACCCCCGGAAAATGTTCAACTGGCACACCCCGGAGGAAGTATTTCAGGCAGAAATAAAGGCCCTCAGTGGGGCCTTATAAAATATTTTTGACTTTTTTCGCATTTACTCTTGACATTTACCATTGAAAAATGTAACATTAAATGCGAAAGGAAGCGAAAGCCTCCCGACGCATTATTTTTTTACCCAGAAACAGAGAAAAAGGCCATACACGGCCACTTTATAAAGTCTGTATTGTGCGGTGTAGGTTGACAGGTTTTGCCGGGCTTTTAAGGTGAAAACCCGGAAGCGGTGGAGAGCAGCAACGCTCTAAAAGGCTCCATGTCGTTCAACAGGTTTGCAGCTTTTAAGGTGAAAGCTGATACGGTTCGGGCCTCCCGACAAAAAAGCACCCGCCGGATCGCGTGAAAGCCGGTTGAGAAGCGCACGCCCAACAATGCAGATTTTACAAAGTGGCCGGGTGCGGCAAGGGCCCCGCAAAGGAGGTGAAAATGTGAGCGGATACAGATATTTAACACTGGCAGACCGGCAGACGCTGGAGGCCCTCTATCTGGAAGGCGACCGCGTTCAGGACATAGCCGACCAGATCGGCGTCCATGTAGCCACTGTCTACAAGGAACTGAAAAGAGGCGAAACCGGAGGGCTCGATCGGAACATGCGGCGAGAGCATAGCGCCACACTGGCCCAGCGCCGCCCTGCGGAGAACTTCAAAAGGCGCGGAAGGAAAGCCGACGAAGCCGATCACTCGGATCTTGCCGAAGCCGTGAAGGTGTGACGTCGCAGAAAGGAAAACACAGACATGAAAAAGGACTTTAGATATGACGCCGCCCTTTTGAGCCGCGCGTCATTCCCGGCGGTACTGGAAGCAGACGACCGCCCTTGCATTGTAGAAATAACCGTTTACCGGCTCAACGCGGTAGCAGTCACCAGCCTTATGCTCGACGGCTTCGATCCGCTGCTGAACTTCATCGGGCTGAGCCCAGACGACACATACATCACGCAACACGAAGTCGAGGACATTGTAACCGTTGTGCATATCAGAAAGGAGGCAGAGACATGGCAGCACTCAATGAAGTAGCAAAAGAGTTTTCCGACGAGATCCGGGACGGGATCGCGTGGGTGATTATATGGAAAACCGGGCGCAGCTGGAACGGGTACGCTGCATGGCTTGATCCGGACACGGAAACCTTCGAGCCGGACGACCTGGAAAAGGCCCATGAGGTTTTAGAGGAAGATCCGAACGCCGTTATGCTGAACGGCTACTACTGCGGACACTTCGGCGAGGATATGAACGCGCTCGAAATCGCGGCCGGGATCCGCTGGCATTATGAAAATGGCTACAATCTGCTGAGCGACTCAACCGCGATCCCAGACAAACCGGAAACGGAACCGGCAGAGCCGGAGGAAACCATGGAGCTGACGCTGACGATCGGCCCAGATCAGGCAAAAGCGATCGCTCAGGAAGTAGTAAAGACCGTTCAGCCCGCGATCGACTACGCCGCCAAAAAGGCGCGGGAGTTTATAGACTGGGCTGTTCAGGCAGCCGGGGAGTTTGCGAAAATCGCGGCCGAGTCGCTGAGCAAATTCATGGACGCCATGCTCTACTCAGTAAACACCCACCCGAAATGGTGGCACCTATATAAGCACGCCAAAAAGTACCGCGTGCGTAAAAAATACCGGAAGCGGCTCATGCAGCAGCTCATTGAGAGCCTCAGAGCTGCGCCCGATCCTTTGGAGGTGATAACGTGAGTAAGCCATACCATGAGTGCCCGAAGTGCGGAGCACATTTAGACCACGGCGAACACTGCGACTGCAAAGACAGGCAGCAGGAACCGGATCCGGCAGCACAGAGCGCCGGAAAACTGGCAACCGGAAACCGGCGCGAGCCCGTACTCATGCCCGGCGCATAGGGGCACGCTACGAGGTATGCGGCGAGTGCGGGCTGGAATGGAATGTAAGCAAAGATTTAGTCCTACCGTGGTACGGCTACCGCTGCCCGCGGTGCAGGAGCAAATGGAAACGCATAGAAAGGAGCAACACATGAGAAACGAGGTTATTTTTGACGACCGGGGCCGCCCGGACATTCTGGTGGTATTTACACCGGACGAGCTAAAGCTCCCGGACACATTAAAAGGCAGGAAGGTGAAGGAGTACGCGATCAGCAAGTACCCCAACACCATGATCGACGGCAGGCCCTACTCTCTCCCCTTCATGCCTCCGGCCGTCAATGTCAATCACGACGAGGCGATCCGGCTCTGCGAGGCAAAAGGCCCCGGCTGGCACCTTATCACTAACGACGAGTGGGCGGCGCTGGCACGCCAGAGCTGGGAGAACGACACCGTGCCCACCGGAAACACCAACAGCGGCAAAAGCCACAGCCACCCGGAGCAAAAAGGCACTACATACCAAAACAGCTACGGCAAAACGCTGACAGGCTCCGGCCCGATCGAGTGGAACCACGACCGGACAGCGGAGGGCGTGGCCGACATGGTGGGGAATGTCTGGGAACATGTCGGAGGCGTCCGCTTCCTTAACGGGCAGGCGCAGATCATACCGAACAACGAAGCGGCAGCAGGCGCGGATCAGTCTCCAGACTCGAAAGAATGGACGGCGATCTATACGCCGGACGGGGATCCGGTTTACTACAACGTAAAAGACGGAGAGATCGTGCTGCAGCCAACCGCTCCAGAGGGGAAGGACTACGACGGCGTGCCGTTCTGCGATCTTCACGAGCGTGCAGACATGGACGTACCGGACAAGCTGATCGAGCTCGGCCTCTATCCTGCGCCCGGCTATGAAAGCGAGGAATATTTCTGGCTGGACACCGACGGCGAACGCTGCGTGTATCGCGGGGGCAACTGGCACTACGGCGCGAACGCGGGCGTGTTCTCCCTCGCTACTCCCGCTCCAGCGTCGACGCGTACCTCGGCTTCCGCTCCGCTTTAGTCCGGTACTCTGGAGACTCTGGCGATCTGGATCATCTGGACGACGCCGAGAAACCGAACCAGAAAGACAAAGCAGAAAACTGGCCCTTCCCTCTGCCGGACACGCTGCCGGGAGTCGTGAAGCTCATGCTCACCAAAGTGCTGACGGAGATCTACACAGCCGCAGGCGGCAAGGATCTACTCACATTCGAGAAAATGGCATACAACGCCAGCGACGAAGAAATCAAGGAGACGCTGCGGATCGCTTCACAGCTGGCACAGCTCAACATAGCAGCCAACGTCATGAGGCAGGCGTTCGAGCAGACAAAGCTCGCCATGACAACCTCGATCACGATCAAAAAGGAGGGCGACCATGAATAACCTCCGCGACATATTCCAGAGGTACGAGGCGGCCGTGTTCTTTGACACGGAAACGACCGGCCTCGACGCCAAAAGCTGCCGGATCATTGAACTGGCAGCGATCCGGATCGAGAAGGCGACGGACGGATCTCTCATAGAAACCGACCGGGCCGACATGTTCATAAAGCTGCCGGAAGGCGAAAGGATCCCGGACAAGATCGTGGAGCTGACCGGTATCACCGACGAAAGGCTCGCAGCCGAAGGCATACCGGAGGGAAACGCCGCCGCAGCCTTCGCAAATATGATTTACAGCTCCGACAGGACGCTGCTTGTGGCTCACAATGCACAGTTTGATCTCCTGTTTGTCCGTGAAATGCTGGGACGCTTTACTGAGTTTGTAGAGGAAGGCGGCGACGGGCTGGACTTCTGCGACTATCTGGACAGCCTCACCGTTTACAAAGACCGGCGGGCATATCCGCATAAGCTGGCGAACGCGATCGCTGCCTATAAGCTGGAGGACAAGGTGAAGAACTCACACCGGGCGATCGACGACGTGGAGGCTCTGCTGGAAGTGTGCAAGGCCATGGACAACGAGCGGGCCGATCTGCTGAGCTATGTCAATGTGTTCGGATATAACCCGAAGTATGGAGTCACCGGCGACCGGCTCCCGCGTGTGACCTACTGGCCGCAGCATTTTAACGATTATATGCAGTCGCCGCGCTACACTCTACCCGCACGAGTGAAAAGAAGGAGGTAAACATGTACGCACAAAGCAAAAGGAGCGCCTACCCTCAACCTACCAAGCAACAGGGTACACGCTCCAGAAACCCGGCCAGAAATGGCCGAAAGTCTAAGCCTATTTTATACCGCCTGCGGAAAATTTGCAAGCGTTATAACTGGGCCCGGATCGGGGCGGCGTTCCTGATCCTCGGAGCGACCACCTTCGCAGTATGGGGCGTGTCGCATTTACTTAACCGCGGCAACGATACCGAAGCAGTCGCAGAAACCAGAGCCGCAGAGTCAGCCGCGGATCCGGAAGGCTATATTTTCAAATATGGCGAAGGCTACGCGGTGGACATGGAGCAACTCACAGCTGCGTGGGCGTCGGAGGCGGGATTTGAAAAGCGCTACAACCTGACCGACGACGAGAGGCTGGAGATCGCGCAGGTAATCACAGCAGAGGCCGACGGCGAGCCCTTCGCGGGCAAGGTGGCCGTAGCCCAGTGCATACTCCAGACGTGCGAGGACACCGACATGCGGCCGCACGAAGTCCTCAGCATGTACTCCTACAGTAAAAGACGCCCGGAGCCCTCAGACGAGGCTCTGGAGGCCGTCACGGCCGTGTTTGACTTCGGATATGTGGCTACAACGGAGCCGATCAAATACTTTTATGCTCCCGCACTTACCGACAGCGAGTGGCACGAGTCGCAGGCGTATGTAATGACAATCAATAACCACAAATTCTTTAAGGAGGCAGACCATGACGCAGGAAGCAGCGGAAACGAAACCGGCGGCCACTAAGGCAACGGCAAAGAAAACGCCCCGGCCGAAGGCCCTCACTCTGCAACAAAAGTTTATTAAGCTCCGGGAGGCAATCCCGGCCATTGTAAAAGCGAAACACTCGGAGGGCGTCGAGTACAAGTTTGCGAAGATCAGCGACGTGTACCGACTGCTTACTCCGGCCATGAATGAGCACGGCGTCAATTTTGACATTGTGGCCGAAACCGCCACCCGGCACACGCCAGAAGGCGATCCTCTTTACTATCACCATTACACCATAAACGAGCGGGGCGTCCAGCGCGTTGTCTGGGTGTATGAGGAAGATCTCACGATCCGCTGGACAAATGCAGACAACCCGGAGGACATTCTGGAGGTTACACTGCACGCGATCGGAACCAACGACGGAGGCCCGGACAAGGCAAAAGGCAGCGCCCTGACCTACTGCCTGAAATACTACCTTTTTGAGAAATTCGGGATCGACCAAGGAGAGGACGATCCGGACATGAAGAACCTCACGGGAGCAGCGCAGCCTCCACAGGCCCAGCCAGCGGCCCAAAATCAGGGCACAGCGCCTCCAAACAGCCCGGCGGGCAGAAATACCCAGCAGGCAGAAAACCCCGCCTCAAACGGGCACACAGGGGCTCAGAAACCGCTCACCGACGCCCAGCTCGCCCGCATGTACCGGAAAGGCGAGGATATAGGCTACACGCAGCAGCAGATCGACGACCGGATCCGGCAGAAATATGGACAGCAGGATCCCCACCTGCTGACACGGGCGCAGTATGACGAGATCTGCAACTCACTGGACGCAGCAAGAAGGCAAGGACAAGGAGGAAACTAAAATGTTTAATCATGTGGGCCTTTTGGGCCGTCTGGCTCAGGAGCCGGAAATCAGATACACCACCGGAGGCACCCCGGTAGCACGCTTCGATCTGGCCGTGCCGGTGCCAAGTAAAAAGAAGGACACCCCTCCCGACTATATTCCGATCGTGTGCTGGGACAAATGGGCCGATTTTTGCGGGAAATACCTCACCAAAGGGCGGCAGGTAGTCGTCGAGGGACGGATCTCTACGAGAAAATGGCAGGACAATGACGGAAAGCACCGCAAAGCGGTAGAGGTTACGGCCTCCCGGATCTACTTTGCAGACAGCAACTACGAGGGAGGCGGTACAAATGGCAGCACACAGCAGGCAGACGCCGGGGACGGCTTCATGTCGATCCCGGACGGTGTGGACGACGAGATCCCGTTTAACTGACCGGAGGACGACCGCCGGACAGACCGGAGAACATACAGAAACAAGCCGAAATGCGACCGTGAAAGGAGGTGCTCACAGTGGCATGGATCCAAGTTCACCAACAACTTAAAGATCACAGAAAGCTGCTGGCGGCTGCCGACGAGCTGGAGATCGAACCGCCTCACATGCTGGGCCTTTTAACGTCCTTCTGGCTCTGGGCGCTGGACAATGCACCGAGCGGATCACTGGAAGGGATCAGCAACCGGAACATAGCACGAGCAGCTCAGTGGAACAAGGAGCCGGACGCCTTCGTGGAGGCTATGAAAAACGCCGGTTTTCTGGACATAACAGAGGACGGAACGCTGGAGATCCACGACTGGTACGAGTACGCGGGCAAGCTGATCGACCAGCGGGAAGCGGAAAAACAGAGATCCCGGAGACGCCGCGCTGCTGCCGCTGCTGACCGTAGGACGACCGCCGGACAACCCGAAGGACAGCCGACGGACAAACCGGAAAACAGCCAGCAAGAAACCGGAGGCAGACTACACCAGACTACACCAGAGCAGACTACACCAGAGAAAGAAAGTGAAACGCTTGACAGCGTTATGTCTGCGGGGCCGACTCCATTCCAGCAGATCGTTGACATGTATCACGAAATCTGCAAGAGTTACCCGGTTTTGAGGAAAATCAGCGCAAACCGGAAAAAGGCGATCGCTGCCCGCTGGAAAGAATACGGGCAAGATCTGAACACCTTCCGCGAGCTATTCGAGAAAGCCGAAGCCTCCCCGTTCCTGAAAGGCAGAAATGACCGGAACTGGACGGCAGACTTTAACTGGCTGATGAACTCCGGGAACATGGCGAAGGTACTCGAAGGCAAATACACCGACAACCGGCAGCAGGCACCGGTAAGGCAGCAGGCGCAGCCAGAGCGGCCCGGACGAGTCAACACCATGGACGTGCTGGCCGGTATTATCGCAGACGAGGAAGGAGGCGGCAGCTTATGACAAAAAAAGACGCGGCTCAGCTTGTGGCGATCGTCGTCACCGCCTACCCGAATTATGACAAATTCAAGGACGCCGACAGCGTAAAGGCCACCGTGAGCCTCTGGGCTATGATGTTTGAGGACGTGGACGCCCCTCTGGTGGCGCTGGCCGTCAAAAAGCACATAGCGACAAGCAAGTGGCCGCCCAGCGTGGCAGAACTCCGGGAGATCCTTCTGGAGATTGCACACCCGGATCTCATAGCTCCGGATCAGGCGTGGCTCGCAGTCAGCGATCTACTCTACTCCGAGGGAGAATTTAACCACGGAGATCTAAAGCAGCAACTCCCGCCCCTTGTGGCCCGCGCCGTGGAGTCGATCGGCTGGAGCAATCTCTGGGAAATGCACCGGGGACACTGGGGAGGCAGCAAGCCCGGCATGGATCGGGTGGCCTTCATGCAGCAGTACACGCCCATGTACGAGCGAGAAAAGGCCAGAGATATGACGCCGGGAGAACTGACAACACAGATCGACGCCGTGGCCGCTTCCCTACCGGACAAAGGACAGAAAAAGCTCGCAGACCGGGAAAGCGACCGGAGGAAGCGCGAACAGTATTACGCCGCGCTCTCCGGCTGGAACCGCCGGGAGGCTCTGGCAGCTGCGGATCCGCTGGCACTGGAAGCCGGGGAGGCGAGCGACACATGAGCAAGATCATAAACTCCGACGCGCTGGACGCCCTGAGAAAGCTCCCGGACTCCTGCTGCCGTACTTGCATAACCTCGCCGCCTTACTACGGACTGAGAGACTACGGCGCAGACGGACAGATCGGGCTCGAAGATACGCCGGATCGGTACATTGAGAACCTTGTGAGGATCTTCCGGGAAGTCCGCAGAGTCCTGAAAGACGACGGCACCCTCTGGGTGAATATCGGGGACAGCTACGCAGCCAGTGGAAAAGGCAGAAACCGGGACGGAGTATTCAACGAAAAAGCAGAGAACATACAAAGCGCCAGGCAAAAGAAAAGCCAGATCCGACGAACAACCGAAGGGAACGGACTAAAACGCAAAGACCTGATCGGGATCCCGTGGCTGCTGGCCTTTGCCCTTCGCGCTGACGGCTGGTATCTCCGATCGGACATTATCTGGCAGAAACCCAACGCAATGCCGGAAAGCGTAAAAGACAGGCCAACACGGGCACATGAGTACATCTTTCTTCTGAGCAAAAGCTCCCGCTACTACTACGACGCCGAAGCAGTGAAAGAGCCAGCCGTGGGATTTTATAACGCTGCACCAGCTGGAAGCGCCGGAACGGGAAAACCCAACGCCAGAAGGCGCGGAAACTCCCGGACATTCAGGGGAGGCGGTGCTTACACCCATGACCGGGCACAGAACAACAGTGCCACCGTGGAGCGGGAAAGCCACGGACTCACACCAAACGAAAGCGGGAAAAGAAACCGCCGCAGTGTTTGGACAATCGCCACCCGGCCATATAAGGGCGCACACTTCGCTACATTCCCGGAGGAACTCGTGAGGCCGTGCATATTAGCGGGCAGCAGGCCCGGAGACAACGTTCTGGATCCCTTTGCCGGAAGCGGTACCACCGGGGCCGTGGCCGAGCAGGAGGGCCGGGACTTTATCGGGATAGAGATTAACCCGGACTATTGCGAAATTATCAGGCAGAGGCTCAACGCCTGCTGCCAGAAAGGAGCCAAACCATGAGAAACAGGCTTATATATATCTGCTCCCCTCTCCGTGGGGACATTGAAAAGAATATTCAGAAGGCACAGGGCTACTGCCGGGAGGCGGTGGATCTCTGGCCGGACGTGATACCGATCGCGCCTCATGTCTACTGCACCCAGTTTCTTGACGACACCATACCGCAGGAGCGGGAGGTGGGCATGGAACTGGGGATCGCGCTGCTGGACATGTGCGACGAGCTATGGGTGTACGGCATAAACAATCCGAGCGAAGGCATGAAAAAAGAAATCACCTACGCCAAGGAGCACGGGATCCCGCTAAAAGACCCCGCCAACCTCTACCGCCTCAGGGAGCAGGAGAAAAACCGGCAGGAGGACAAAGAGCTGGGCGACGCCCTTCTCGTCCTTCCCACCCATGCCGGAGCAATAAACGGAGTCGCCGCCTTTGAGTCCACCACCGTGCGGATCAACGGAGAGGTGATCGTCGAGCTGGCAGCAGAGCTCAGACGAAACCGCGGCCACGACATCACCGTGGAGGCTGAGACGTGAGCTGGGACTATGTGCCGGGCAAAAATGCGGAGGGCTATCCGGATCCGACTGCTGCCGCCGCCCTCTCAAACGTCCAGCGCAGCCAGCGGGGCCTCCAGAGCAAGCGAGCGGGTGAACACTTCGAGAATATGATCGCCGCAAGCCTCGAATGGTACAAGGACAAGGGCGTGGCCTTCGTTGAAAAGACGCCGGAGCCCATGCGACCGCTCAGACCGCCGAACCGGCAAGGACAGTTTCTCGCCTGCTACACCAAAGCGGGACAGCCAGACTTTAAGGGAACCCTCACGGGAGGCCGGGCCGTGGTATTCGAGGCGAAACACACAGACAGCGACCGGATCGACTACAACCGGCTGACGCAGGAGCAGCTGAACAGCCTCGCAGAGCATGACCGCCTCGGCGCTGCCGCCTTTATCCTCGTGAGTGTCGAGCTTCAAGACTTCTACCGGGTGCCGTGGAGCGTGTGGCGGGATATGCGGAAACTGTACGGACATAAACACATGAACAAGGCAGAGCTCGAACCCTTCCGGGTGCAGTATATCGCCGGAGTGCTCAAACTGATGGAGGGCATAGAGCTGGAATACGGGGAGCAGGAGGAAACACTATGAATTTTGAAAGAAAATGGTGCCATGAGTGCAGCGGGATCCAGCTTTTCGGAGAACACAAAGGGAAAGCCTGCTGCAGCATTATGAGCCGGATCCTCAAAGACAGCGAAACCGGCGAGCCGATCCGGGCTTATATGGATAAGGGAACCACCCGGAACATGTGCCGAAATCTGGGCGAAGGCTGCCCGATCCTCACACTGGCAGAGGTAACAGAGACACAACACAGCCCGGCGGTACACATGGCCGCCGTGAAGGCATAAGAAAGGAGCACAGACATGAACGGAGCACTATTAAGCAGCAAAAACATGGGCTGGTGTACTCCGGCCGACTTTTTCAGCAAGCTGGATCAGGAGTTTCATTTTAACCTCGATCCGGCCGCCACCGATAAAAGCGCCAAGTGCGCGAGATATTTCACACCGGCCGACGACGGTCTGAAAGCGGACTGGGGGGGGGCACCGCGTGTTCTGTAATCCACCCTACGGCCGCCAGATCAATGAATGGGTAAGGAAGGGCTACGAGGAAAGCAAGAAGCCCGGCACTCTGGTGGTAATGCTCATACCGGCCCGCACGGACACGTCCTACTTCCATGACTACATATTCCACGGAAAAGCCGACGAGGTGCGCTTTATCCGCGGGAGGCTCACATTCACAGACGAGGACGGAAACCCAACAAAAGACGCCAAAGGGCGGCCATGCTCCGCTCCCTTCCCTTCGGCAGTCGTGATCTGGCGCAGCAAGGACATGTCTCAGAGTCTCCGGGACATGGTGCTGGATTTAATAAGAGACAGGGACATGACCGCGAACGAGATCGCCGCCACCCTGTCAGACAGGGGGCAGCAGGTAAGCCGCAGCGACGTGGGCCCGATCTTAACCAAAGCGCAGGCGGCTGGACTGATAAGAAACGCCGGAAAGCGTGAGTGCAGCGTGACGGGGCGCTCCGCTATCGCATGGAAGGCAGAAAAGGAGGTATTTCATGGGAACAAACCAAACCACAAAGGAAACCCGGAGGGCGAGCTATGACGCCGTTATCCCCAAAGTGAAGGAACGCAGCCGCCTGATCCTCGAAACGCTCGGCAGCAGGAGCATGACCGTGAGCGAAATCACGGACGAGCTGGTGAAGGCTGGCCGGATCCCCTACTACAACCGCAACTATGTAGCGCCCAGACTTTCAGAACTCAAAGACATGGGCGTGGTGGAAACCTGCGGGCGCAGGCGCTCCACACACTCCACAGCTACCGAAGCAGTATGGCGCAGGAAGGAGGTAGAACATGATAGCCCTTAACATTCTGCTGGGCGTTCTGGCTTTTGTGTGCCTGCTCTTTATCGTAGGCGAACCGAAGCCGCCGATCAGTGACAGAAAGCGCGGACATATCACGACCGCCTTTGTCGCGATCGTGTTCCTGATAATCGCAGCAAATACCATTTTTTAAGGAGGACAACACCATGGCAAAGCGGAAAGTACAAAGCCAGATCAACCTCGAACGACTGGCAGGCGGAGCCTTCGCTGAGAAGCTCAACGAGGCACTCATGCAGGTGGCTGAGAACATTCAGAACCCGAACACCGAAGCCACCACCAAGAGACAGATCAACATAGCGATAAAATTCGCACCGAACAAGAGCCGTCAGGTAATCAATACCCAGATCTCCGTCACGACCAAGCTCGCAGCTACGGAGGCAATCGACACTCAAATGGTGATGGGCGTCAATATGAGAACCGGGCAGATCGAGATCGCCGAGTATGACGGGCAGATCCGCGGGCAGATGAACCTCTCCGACTTCGCAGAGGAAGATCCACAGCCGAAGGAGCCCGCCGGGCAGCAGGAGGAAGCTCAGGCAGAGGCCGAGCGGGAGCAGGACATTCCAACCGGCACTCCTATTGATATGAGACGAAGGAAACCAGAACCGCGGCAGCAGGCAGAGGCGGATCCGGATCCGGAGGCAGAAGGCCGCCTGATACCCGGTAAGGACTTCGATCCGGTAACTGGGGAAATATACGAACCGGAGGACGACCGCCGGACAAACGACGGACAGACCGAAGAACAACCGAAAAACGACGGGAAAATCGTAGTAATGGAACGCGCCGCGGCGCAGGCATAAGAAAAGGAGGACGAAACCATGGAAGGAATTAGAGAAGCGATCGCATTTATCACAGATCTGGCCGTAAAGGCTGAGAAACCGGAAACTATAGAAATCAACGGCCGGACGTACTGCACGAAATCTCTCAAACGGTACGACGAGGCAGACAAAGCGGAGCCGATCCGGGCGACCACGCTCACCTCTCTGGTGGACTACATAAAGGAAAGCCGGGAGGAACTGAGGGATCGCATGATTATTCAGGTAGTAAACGCCACCAAGGTTCTGCTTTACTCCGGCCTGCTGCCAGAGCGGGATCGTGAGACACTCTTTGAGGTCAACGCGATGCTGCCCCATTTTGAATATGGCCGGGAGTACGATCAGGAGTCTTTCCTCGTATCTATGCAGGCGTGTTTCGCTCCCAGCGAGGAACGGGAGGACGTCACGAAGGTGGCGAGCAATATCGTGAGCACACAGGAGGCCACATTCTCGGACGACGGGATCAGCCAGCAAGTTGTAATGAAAACCGGAGTCACAAAGAAAGAAAACGCCATTATCCCCAACCCGGTGAGACTTATCCCCTACCGCACATTTTTGGAGGTAGAGCAGCCGGAAAGTGAGTTTGTTTTTCGGATCACCGAAGGCAGAGGCGGTGCTCCTGCCTTTAAGCTGGTATCGGCCGACGGCGGGCGCTGGGAGGCGGTGGCCGTTGACAATGTAAAGAGTTATCTTATGGACGCGCTGGCCGACATTCCCAACCGGGAGCAGATAACCATAATCGCATAAGCCCAGCATATCACCAAAAACCAGAGGGAGGGCTCCGGCCCTCCCAGTACAAGTATAAGGAGGACAACACCGTGCAATATAGACCGAAAATCATAAAAGGAACCGTAAAAAGCACCGGCTGGCCGATTGACGGGCACACACTCTACTTCTCCCAGTGGGACTACGACAACCGGGAGAGCTGGCACCTTTACGGCTGGGACGAGCCGGACGACGAGTCCGTCATGCAGACGACTTACCAGACGGAAACAGCGGCCGGGCTCTGCCTCTACGATACACTGGAAGGCTTTACAGAGGCATGGAAGGCAAAGAAGTGGGAGCCACAAGGGGCCTTTTGCCTGACGCTGGAGCAGGTGGACGTCGTGGAAGTTTTGCAGGAGGAAGTCAGGAACGAAACCCGCGAGGAACTCCGGGCCCGCGGCTTTGATCTCACACCCAGAAAATACAGCGACAAGGGCGGGATCCTCTGCCTGCCGCTCGACAAGAACCTGAACGGAGACACCAAGAAAAAACACCCGGACTGGGAACTGATCGACTGCCCTCTCTGCGGCCAGAAGTGCTGGAAAATGCCCGCAGCCGACAAGCTCAAAGAGGCGCAGGACGTCACCTATCTTTGTACGGAGTGCGCCATAAAAGCGGGATTTTTGTCAGACTATCCCAGAAACAGGAGAAAGCCCGGCGGGAACCGGGAGCAAAGAAGGAGGGCGAAAAGAAATGCACGAAGATAACAACCCGATCGGCGTGTGGATTTTGTACGCTCTCGCCTCTTTCCTGCTCTGGATCGTTCTCATATTCCTGAAACTGCTCGGCGTGGTAAGAATAAGCTGGATCGGCGTAGCCCTCGGCCTGTTTTGGCTCCCACTCGTGCTTATGTGCCTGATCTGCGGAGTGGCTGCCCTCATTATCCTGATCGCCCACATAAAGAGAAAGCGCCGCCGCAAAGTCGCAGACCGTCGAATTATCCGGCAGGCGAAGGCGATCGGAGCATGGACACCGCAGGCAGCAGGAGGACGAGCTCTGGAGCTGATCGGCGAAGAATACGGGATCAAGCGCGAGGCAGGCGAGACAGACCGGCAGCTCCGTGAACGGATCATGCAGGCCAGAAGCCAGATCAGAGCAGAGGCAGAAAACAGCGGAAGGCAGGAGGACAAATAAATGGACTATAAAACAGAGGCAGAGCCGAAAGCATACGCCGACGGCGTGCCTGTATTCTGCGCCCACGACAAAGTGGTGGACATTGAAACGCTGGTACCCAACCCAAAGAACCCGAACCAGCACCCGGACGCTCAGATCCAGCTACTCGGCCGCATTATCCGGCAAACCGGATGGCGGCAGCCGATCACGATCAGCAAACGCTCCGGCTTTATCGTGAAAGGACACGGCCGCCTTCTCGCTGCTCGTCTGGAGGGCATGAAAGAGGCACCGGTGGACTACCAGAACTACACCAACGAAGCGGAGGAATACGCCGATCTGGTGGCAGACAACCGGATCGCAGAGCTGGCAGAGACAGACAATAAGCTACTGGCCGATATTTTCGCAGACATAGACACCGGAGAGATCCCCATGGAACTGACCGGCTACACAGAGGACGAGGTGGAAAGCCTCGTCACTGCCCTGTCCGAAGCCCTTCACAATGACCTCAACGAACCGGACGACATACCGGAAACACCGGAGGCAGAGGCCGTCATATCTCAGAAAGGCGACCTCTGGATCCTCGGCCGCCACCGCGTTGTCTGCGGAGACGCCACGAACGAACAGGATCGGGAGCTGCTGCTTGACGGAGCCCACCCGGAGATCCTGCTCACCGATCCACCCTACTGCTCCGGCGGCTTTCAGGAGTCCGGCAGAGTAACCGGAAGCATTGGAAGCAAACAGTCCGACGGAAAGGGCGGATTTACAACTCCGACGATCAGCTCCGACAATCTATCAACCAGAGGCTATCAGGTGCTAATGAAGAACGTCCTCGGAGCCACGGACATAAAAGTGGCGTATATCTTCACGGACTGGAGAATGTGGATCTATCTCTTTGACCTCGTGGAAGGCTCCGGGCTGGGCGTCAGAAATATGATTGTGTGGAATAAGCAAAGCCCCGGCATGGGTAACGGCTGGAGGGCGCAGCATGAGCTCATCATGTTTGCACACCGCACAAAGCCGAAGTGGGATAATCACAAAGGCTACGGCAACGTACTGGAGGCCACACGCTCCGGGAATGAACTGCACCCGACGCAGAAACCCGTCGAAATACTGGAGAAGCTGCTGGACAATACCCAGTGGGCCGAGGGCGTCCTCGACACCTTCGGAGGATCCGGCACGACGTTGATCGCGGCAGAGAGCGTCGGGCAGCAGGCGTTCCTCATGGAAATGGAGCCCGCATTTGTGGACACGATCGTGAGGCGCTACATAAGAACCACCGGGAAAACAACCGGGATCCGGCTCATAAGGAAAGGATCCGAACAGCCCCGCGAGGTGTTCGAGGGGATATTTGAGTAAATGAGACTGAAAGGAGGCGGGGCCCATGGGGCACAAAAAACAGGCGGCGGGAGGAAAGCGGCCGAAGGAAACCGACGCAATAAAGGAGAAGCTGCAGCACTATGCGACCTTCCAGCGCCGGATCGAGAATAAGATCGAGCGGCTCGTGTATCTGGAGTCCGTCATGGGCTCACCTTCCAGCCCGAACCTCTCCGGTATGCCGGGAGGCGGCGGAGACGGAACCAGCAAAACGGAAAGGCAGGTCGTCCAAAAAGATGAACTTACTCAGGCGATCAATGCCATGCAGCAGGAGGAATACGACGAGCGCATGGAGCTGGAGCTGCTGATCGGGAAAATGAAAAACCCGGACGAACAAACCGTCATTGAAATGCGATACTTCGATCATGCACGGTGGTGGGCAGTAAGCGCTGCCCTGTTCGGGGATATGGAGGACTACGAAGAACACGAAAAGCGGTACCTAAAGCGGACATTTAAGATCCACGGCTCTGCTTTGCAATCGCTGGCGAAAATATACGCACAGAAATAGAAATATTTCAGCGCCCGCTAAAAGCCACAACAGGCTGGAAGCGGGCGTTTTTTGTCCACAGGCAGCAGGAGGACAATGTGGAAAACCGGGCAAAAATAATTATTAAATTTTTATTAACAAAATAATGGGGCCCAAAATGCCGCCTGAAAACGGCCGCAAACGCCCATTTTATCAGTGTTTCCGGGGCGAGGGGATAAAAGGGGATAAAAAGGGATAAAAGGGGACAAAAGGGGATAAAAAGGGATAAACCCATGTGCTACACTATAAGACAGCGGAAACCGTCTGGAGACACTGCAAGTCTCCGGGCGGTTTTTCCGTTTCCGAAGGAAAGGAGGCGGGCCATGAGCGACCTATTCAGGACAGGCCCGGCCCGGAGAACAAGCGGCAGCTTTACTGTCTCCTACTCTGGAGCGGGCGACATAGTGAAAAGGATCCAGAAACTAAAGGACGGAGGCGAAGTGGCGATAAAGCGAACGGTATCAGACTTCACGAGCAGAGGCCCCGGCTGGGTGTCCAAAGGGATCCGCGAGCACTACGGCGTAGACACCGCGGCCATAAAGGACGCAGCCAAGAAACCGAAGCGCGGAAGGACTTCGATCCGTGTCGCTGGCATATCCGTGGACGGGGCAACTCTGGAATATAAGGGCAGAACCCTGACACCGATCCACTTCAAAATGAGCCCAAAAGCCCGGCCTTCTGCACAGCAAAAGAAACCGATCAGAATACCGGGCCAGCTGATAGCCGGGGGCTCTCCCGTTGCTATGGTAAGACCGCCCAGAAAGTACACTGTAAAAGTGACGATCATAAAAGGACAGCGTACAGCCATGAGCAGCGACACCTTCCTGACCGCTGGCAAAGGCGGGGCCGTCCTTCCATACCAGCGCACCGGAGAGGGCCGCTCTCCTATCGAGGCAGTGCGTACCTTGTCCGTGCCACAGATGATTGACGGCAGAGCTCGCGAGACAATCGAGCAGACAATCAACGAGAAGCTGGGCGAACGCTTCAACCACCACATAGAGCAGGCCATGAAGTAGCCAGCAGGAAGGCAGGCCAAGGCACCGGGCAGCAAGGGAGGCCGAGCCCGCGAGCGAAGTCACAAAGAAAAAAGAAATAAAAGGCCGCAACACAGGGAAACAAAGAGGCAAGGACACACAGGCCAGAGGCCGAGCCAGCCCAAAGGCGAGGCCGAACCAAAACCGAGCGAGCCGCCCGGAAGGTACTGTGACACTCCGAAAAGCCCTGCGGTGCTGGCGAGCCCAAAACACGTGCAGACTCAGAAAAATTTTTTCAGGCCGTTTCGTTTCGCCTGACCGTACGGAAAGGAGGTGACGCTATGGCAGAAAATCCGAAACAGAACCTACAGAGCACGGAGATCATGGCTAAACTTTTTGAGCTGGATCCCCGGCGGGTGCAGCAGCTCGCAAAGGAGGGCGTTCTTCCGGCGGCGTCACAGAGGCCCTACAAGTTTGACCTTCTCCCGACCGTCAAGGCGTACATTCGTTACCTACGCGATCGGGCAAATGGGAAGGAGGCCAAAACGGCCGACACCGTAAAGGCAGAGGCAGACAAACTGCGGGCAGAGGCAGATCTGAAACAGAGCAAGGCCAAGATCGCAGAGCTCCAGCTTAAAGAGCTGGAGGGGAAAATGCACCGCAGCGAGGACGTGGAGGCCATGACGAACGACCTCGTTTACACCGCCCGCAGCATGATAATGGCACTCCCCGGCCGCCTCGCCATGGACGTTGTGCAGGCAGGAAGCGCCAACGAAGCCTCAGCCCTGATCCGGGCTGAGTGCTACAAAATACTGAACGAGCTCGCGGGCTATCAATACGATCCCGAAGCATACCGGCGGCGCGTGAGGGATCGCGAAGGCTGGAGCGACGCGCTCACAGATGAAGAAGCCGACGAGTAAAAAAGCCGCCAAGAGGCTGAACGCGGCCATAGGCCCAGCAGTCCAAAACTTCAAACCGCCGGAAGAACTGACGGTGGCCGAGTGGGCCGACAAGCACCGGCGACTTTCCCCGGAAACCTCAGCAGAGGCAGGCCCGTGGCGCACGTCACGAACTCCATACCTCCGGGAACCTATGGAAGCGTTCACGGATCCGAAAATCCGAAAGATCGTCATGGTGGCAGCGTCTCAGGTGGGTAAGTCTGAGCTGGAGCTGAACGTGATCGGCTACATCATAGACCAAGATCCGGGCTCCATTATTTTTGTGCAGCCAACACTCGACGACGCCCGCAAGTTTTCCCGCTTGCGTATCGCCCCCATGATCCGGGACAGCCAAGTGCTGAAAGCTAAGGTTTCGGATATTAAGGCGAAGGACTCCGGGAACACGATACTCCAGAAATCCTTCCCCGGCGGTATGCTGACAATCACGGGATCCAATAGCCCGTCGGCTCTGGCTTCCACTCCCGCCCGCTACATTATCGGCGACGAGCGCGACCGCTGGGCGATCAGCGCCGGAACCGAGGGCGATCCGTGGGCTCTGGCAGAAGCCAGACAGACCACCTTTTACAACGCGAAGGCCCCGACGATAAAAGGGGCCTCAAATATTGAGAGCAGCTACTACCAAGGCACACAGGAACGCTGGTGCCACAAATGCCCGGAGTGCGGCGAGTATGGCGAGATCATATTCGACCGGATCCACTACAAGCACACCGTCAAGAAGGTGCGCGGGAAAAAGGTGTACAGCATAGACGGGCCGATCTCATGGGCCTGTCCAAACTGCGGGTGCCTCGTACCAGAGGAAACCATGCGCCGACAGCCCGCGAAGTGGATCGCAGAAAACCCGGACGCCTACAACACCGGCGTGCGCTCCTTCTGGCTCAACGCCTTCTCGTCCCCATGGACTCCATGGGAAAAGATCGTCCTCAAATTTTTGCAGGCAAAGGACGAGCCGCAAAAGCTGAAAGTTGTTTACAACACGCTGCTGGGCGAACTCTGGGAAGATCGCGGCGGCATTATCGACGAGGACACCATGCTGGCACGCCGGGAGGACTACGGAACCAACGCAGACGGATCCCCGGTGGAGCTGCCGGAGGGCGTGCTTGTGCTGACCTGCGGCGTCGATACGCAGGACAACCGGCTGGAGTACGAAGTCGTGGGCCATGGCTATTATGGTGAAACATGGGGCATAAAAAAAGGCTACATCATGGGGAAGCCGGACACCGACGACGTATGGCAGCAGCTCGACGACGTGATCGGGCATATCTACCGCTTCAAAGACAGCAAGCGGGGGCTCCGGATCTCGATCACATGCGTAGACTCTGGCGGCCACTATACGCAAGAAGTTTATACACGCTGCCGGGCCCGGAAAAACCAGCGCGTCTTTGCTATCAAAGGAAAAGGCGGCGACGGAATCCCCTTTGTGACGCCACCCTCAAAGGTGGCGATCAAAGACAACAAACGGATCACCTGCTGGCTCTACACTTTCGGCGTAGACGCCGGGAAAGAGGCGATCATGTCAAACATAAAGGTGCAGGAGCCGGGCGCGAAATATTGCCATTTCCCGCGCGGCGAAGTCTACGGGTATGACTCTTATTATTTCAACGGGCTACTGTCTGAAAAGCTGGAACTTACCCAGACCAAGCGGGGGAACCGCTGGGCGTGGGTAAAGATCCCCGGACATGAACGAAACGAGGCCCTCGACTGCCGGAACTATGCACTCGGAGGTTTCCGGATCCTCAACCCGGACATGGAGGCCGTGGAGCGCAGGCTCAGAAACATGCCAGAAAATCCGCGACCGAAAAAGGCTGCAGCACCGCAGCGCCGACAAAACAGCGCGGCGCAGTATTTTGACGAATGGTAAGGAGGCAACACTATGGCACGATCAAAAGCGACCATACAGCAGGAGCTCGAAACCACGCGCCGGAGGCTGGACGCCTATCTGGAGCGCGAGGCTGACATGCTGGCAAAGAACGGCGTGCAAAGCTACGGGATCGGATCCCGCAATATTCAATATTACAGTACCGCCCTGAAAGACATTCAGGACATGATCGAGAAGCTCCGCGCCCGGATCCGGGAGCTGGAGGCTGAACTGGAGGGGCGAGCCCCTCGCAGAGCGTTGGGAGTCGTCCCGCGCGACTGGTAATGGGTAAATGCCGGAACACTCCGGCTTTACTACGGCACGGCCGAAGGAGGTTTTCGCTCCTTTGCTTCCACGGCTGCGCCGTTTTTTATTTCATGCAAGGAGGTGAGTGAAATCAGATACCACAAGGAAATGGGAATGTATCTGCCCGACGACGTGCGGCCGCAGAATAAAGGGTACGGGGAAGCTGGGGCCAGCTGGAGGAAGCGGGCCGTGAAGGGTTTCAATGCTCCCAGCGGATCCTCGCATGAGGATATAGACTTTAATAACTACACCCTACGGCAACGCTCCCGTATGCTATACATGGCCGCCCCCGTCGCCACCTCAGCGATCAAAACCAACCGCACAAATGTGGTGGGTGTCGGCCTGCGGCTGAAAAGCCGGATCGACAGGGAGGTGCTGGGACTCACGCCGGAGCAGGCCGAAGAATGGCAGAAAACCACCGAGCGGGAGTTTAACCTTTGGGCGAAAGACAAACGGGCCTGCGACGCTACCGGCATGAACAACTTCTACGGGCTCCAGCAGCTCGCCCTTGTGTCGTGGCTCCTATCCGGAGACTGTATCGGACTGATTAAACAGTACCCTGTCACCCGGCTGCTCCCCTACTCGCTGCGCGTCCACCTGATTGAGTCAGACAGAATCGCAACACCGGGAGGCTACGGATCCGGGGGATCTGTCACTTATACGACCGGAAGAAACCCGGACAACGGGAACACGATCTACGACGGCGTAGAGGTTGACAGCAACGGCATGGTAGTAGCCTATCATATCCGCAGCAACTACCCGTTTGAACTCGGAGCGCCGACGACAACATGGGCACGGGTGCTGGCTTATCAGGAGCACACCGGACTCCCCAACGTGCTGCACATCATTGACACCGAGCGCCCGGATCAGTACCGTGGCGTCAGCTATCTGGCACAGGTGATCGAGCCGCTGCTCCAGATCCGCAGATACACGGAGTCCGAGCTTATGGCCGCGGTGGTGGAGTCCTTTTATACCGCGTTCATCAAGACAGAGGCTCCGACCGACGAGAACCCGTTCAACCAGACGGATCCGGACGTGCCGGGAGAACCGAAAGGCCCCAACGACTACAGCATGGGG